CTCTAGGATGTTAAACTTCTGATCTGGATTAAGTCTGTGTGACTCTCTTAAGATCTGAGAAACGAGCATGGTCTTACCTGCACCGGGTCTTGCACCGATGGTAAGCATGGAGCCCCATTCAAGACCACCAATACCGGCAGCGTTGAATCCAGGCCAGGGGGTACGTAGGGATTTTATATCACCGTTTCTTCTTTTCTCTATATAAGCAAGGCCTTTTTTAAGAATGTCAATATAGCTCTTGCGTCCAAACTTGTTTGACTGAGTATCCATAATATGTAAGTAAGATTAGTATTTAGCAAAAGTTTCGTTTACCATAGATTCCAATGAGTCTAATGCCTCATGTTTACCACGGTAATAAGCTTTTGCCATCATCTTACTTACAAGTGATTCTAGCAGAGAAAAGTTAATGCACTTAAGTACTTCTTCAGTTAGCTTAGAAGGATAAGCTGAAGGTAATTTGTCAAAGATTTCTCGTAACTCTTGTTCGAGAGTAAGTTCTTGTGTTTCCATGTGGATTGAGTTTTGTGTAGAGGTGTAAATTTAGAGACCTTTTTGTAGATGACCAAAAAAGTCTACATAATAATCTACAACTTTTTAGGCAGTCTTTAAAATTTCTGGGTTGTCCAGGATCATTTGGCAATGATCAGCTAGAGCTGACCGGCTGATTTTGGTCCGAGGGTCAGTCTTCTGGATAAAGTAAGAGCTGGTCACTGTGTACATAAAGCCGTCTTTTTGCTTGGTAAACAAGTAATAATCAGTGGCATCAAGTACCAGATCCCAGTCATAATCAGGGTAGGTTTTAAAGAACCATACAAACTTGTCCCTGAGTTCTTGTACAGATTGTCTGGCCAGTTCTCCGCTGGGGAGCTTAACAGCCGGGAACATATTTCTGTATTCTTTAATACGTTCTAAGAAGTTGGTACCCAATATGTCAGAGGCTACCTTCTTCTTGGTCTTTACAAGCAAAGTTTCAAACTCATCTAGGATAAAAGCTGCACCTGAGGTAAGCTTTCCATCTTGGTCTAAGTGTCCTCTTTCAAGGGCAACTTGCTTTTCAGCTTCTTGATCTATAAGCTGAGTAGGTTGGATTTTGTGACGACAGCAATCAAGGAAGTACAGCTGGTTCGGGCTCACATTGTACTTGATCAAGACTGTCCATAGTTGGTGACTCATAATGTTGTTTTATGTAATTGAGGATTGTTAAGTACTTCTGTCTGAAACCTTCATCTGTCTCAAGCAGGTTTTTGAAGCATGTGATACTGTGTATTACAGTCGTATGGTCACGGTTACCAAGACTTTGTCCAATGTTTACAAGGCTGTAGCTAAGCTGTCTAGCTAGAAAACAGTAGATGTTTCTTAACTCTACTAGCTCCCTGTACCGGTCTTTACTTTGCAGGCGTAGTCTTCTTTGGTAACGGGTAGGCAAAAATGGTTCAAAGAAACCCTGTAGGGCTTCAAGACTCATCATGGGTATATACTGTTCTAGGTCTGTTTGGACCCTTGTAAGGACCGTTGGGTAGTATCCGATCTTTTCATAGAATGTTTCTTTAAACTGCTCTATCAACTTCTTTTCTAGTTGAATGGCATAGTTTTTACTGTCCATAGAGTTTTAGGGATTTGGTCTACAAATATAGGTAAGTTCTCCAAAATTTCGTATATTATATTGTAGAGTTTATTTCGGCTCTACATAATATAGGTTTATAAATCTTTTATACAATGGCTAAGAAATTCTATGCTCAGAAAGATGCTCTGGGCTGGCCTATCCCCGGTACAATGATGAGCGGAGCTAAGGTTCCTGCTAATCTGCTTGAGATCCCTGCACAAGATGTTACTCCTGGTGCTGGTGAAGTAGCGGTAGCTCACCCTGGTGATCTTAGATACTTTGTCCGGAAAGACAAGAAAGGAAACATCATCCCTAACTCTTTGATTATCAGCTTGAAAAAGCCGGCTGGGGATGTTTATGAGTTCAAACTTGTAAAGGCTAGTTAATCATGGTTAAAGAGAACCCAGCTATAGCAGCATTCAAAATCTGGGTGTTTCCCAGTCTGGTATCTATCATTAGTCTTCTGATATGGAATGATGTCAATGAGATTAAAGCTGATGTAAAGGCTCTTATGGCTCAGTCTAATATTGACAAGACACGTATAGATAATCTTGAACGTCAAGTGTTTGGTAAGCAAGCGAGCAATACTCCTCAGGATGAAGAACCTAAGAAGCTATTGTTTAATGAGATGTATGCTGTTTTACCTAGTAACGACAAGAAAAGTAAGTATAAAACCTTATCATATGACTTTTAAGCAATGGATCTTAGATCTTTTTAAAGATGAGCGTGGTTCTACTTCCATCAAACCAGTTGTTGGTTTTATGGGAGCCCTGTTTCTCTGTGTGACTCTTACAGCTAATTCTTTTACTCACGGGGACATTAAACCTTCTGACGCTCTTGTAGACGCTGTACTGATCATGACCTGTGTAGGTATTGGAGCAGACAGTATTGACAAATTTAGTCACAAGAAAAAGAAAGAAGATGAAGCTTAATAAAATAGCAATAGCTGTAATAGCAGTTGTAGGTTTAATTGTACTATCCAGACTTGGATGCAATAACGGCTTTGGGTTCTTTGATAAACCCAAGACTGATACTTTAATAGTTAGAGATACTGTATGGCAGGAGCATGATAGTACTATTATAAAGCAGATGACTGTAAAGGAAGTAATTCATGATCCTGTAGTTATTCAGCAGTACCTGCCGGATACTAATTACGAGCGTCTTAAGATCCAGTTTGAAATGCTTGTTAAAGAGCATACTGTAAAGAACGTATACGCAGATACTCTTAAACTAGATACCCTGGGTTATATCGCTGTAGCTGATACAACACAGCTGAATAAACTGCTTAATAGATCTTATAACTATAAGTATAAGATTCCTACAATAACTGAGACAGTAACTATTACTAAGTACCCACCAAAACGTAACCAGCTTTATATAGGTGCTGGTGTAAATGTTGAGCAATCTTTTGCTCCTCAAGGTGCTGAGCTTGGTTTACTTCTTAAAACCAAACGTGATCAGATTATGGGTATAAAAGCCGGATCTGACATTAATGGAAATATAAACTACGGCTTCCAGAGTTACTGGAAGATCGGATCTAAAAAACGTTAATTATGAAACTGTTGATTCAAAAACTTCTAAGTCTGTTTAAAAAGAAAGTTGTTAAGCAGGTTGAAGAAGTTAAAGAAAAAGTTATGCCTGTAGCTCCCGCACAGGAAAAGAAGAAAAAGAAATACTATCATCCTAAGCCTAAGAAAGCTAATCTCTAATCTTAATATCTTATGGATTTATCACGTCTTAAAGGTCACGTACCTGATTCAGTTATTGCACAGATCCCGGGTGTAATGGACAAGTTTGGAATTAATACTCCACTTCGTCTAGCTCACTTCTTGGCTCAGTGTGGTCATGAATCTGGTGGATTTAAAATTGTTAATGAGAACCTGAACTATTCTGCAAAAGGTCTGATGGGAATCTTCAAGAAGTATTTCCCTACAGAAGCTTTGGCTAACGCTTATGCTAGACAACCTCAAAAGATTGCTAACAAAGTTTATGCATCACGTATGGGTAATGGTCCTGAGGCTTCAGGAGAGGGGTTCAAGTTTAGAGGCCGTGGCTTTATTCAGCTTACCGGCAAGTCAAACTATACAGCATTTACTGCTTCTATAGGTGAAGATTGTGTAGCTAATCCTGATTTGGTTGCTACTAAATATCCTCTTGCATCTGCAGCATGGTTCTTCTCTAAGAACTGTGTAAAGAAGTGTGATGCAGGAGCTACAGACGCAGTCGTTACTTCTGTAACTAAATGTGTTAATGGTGGGACTATTGGTCTTGCCGACAGGATTAAACACTTCAAAGAGTACCATGCTTTATTAGCATGATAAAAAAAGTCATTCCTAAAAAATTTAAGATATGGCTAAGGCCAAAGGCTCCAAAGCCGGAGAATCTAGAAAGATCACCTTCGGTAAACGTAAAGGAGGAAAAGCTGCTAAAAGCAGAGGACCCAAAGACAAAAAAGTCTCCAAGTATCGCGGACAGGGAAGATAACTCCTAATAAAAACCAACCTCTAAAACTTATACTATGAATCTTAGAGGTTCTTTTATTGTGCTATTTTCTTTTTTGTGTGTATCGGTATACTCACAAAATATTTTTATTGATAGTGTCCGTAATAATATTGCTACTGGTCCACTAACAGCTAATAAAAATCTGAGTTTCGGTGTGAAGAATATTCTAGCCGAAGTACTTCAAGATAAAGGTTTGGATTTACTTCCAAAAAAAGAAGAAGGAGAACTTAGTCTAGTGACCGAGATCTACTTTTTTGATATTACACAAACTAATACTGGTGTATCTGTTTTTAAAAAGCAGAGTAACACTACAGTAATGGGTTTGAAAGGTAGCCTTTACAAAAACGGGAAGCTTGTTGCAAGTAAGAAAGTCGAAGAAGCTTCTTCAGAAGTGGTGATGGCTAATTTAGTTATTCCAGAAGACGGTAAACCTAATCAGCAATCAGTCAGTAACGTTATAAAAAAAGCCTGTCAGGCTCTAATTGACAAACTTCTATGAGAAAACTTTTGCTTGCTTGCTTCCTTTTAATTTCAAGTCTGGGTTACTCACAAACAATTGGTCACTTCCAACAGTTAGCTTCTGTTAAAAGAGGGGACACTTTGGATGTGGCCTGGTATTATCAGCCTAGCGGTTCTGTTGATATCAGAACTTTCCAGGTTGACTTCCAGTTTAAAAAGCATTTGTTTACACACCTGAGTACTACAATTGATACTCCGTATGTAACTACTGCTCGTCAACCTCAGCTTGGGTATAATCAGTTCAATAACTATAAGTATGATTCTTATGTTGGAGGAAACTATAGTTATGCTGCTGATACTAACTGGGCAGTGGGTCGTAACTATTTAACGCTCCCTGCTGGTACAGGATTTGGTACAAGTAATGGATACATAATCCATAACAAGTTTAAGATCAATTCTGTTCAAGCAAACTTCGTATCAGATACGATCACAGTTAACTGGGCTCGTTTATTTAGAGTAGATGGTACTTCTATAGGAGATAACGTAGCAACGCTTACAAATAAGAAGCTTGCTATCTTCCTACAAGGTAACCTGACTATCTCAGGAAAGATCTGGATGGGTGCTGGAACCGGTTTACCGACTATTATTGCTTACGCAAATAATACAGGTATCGAGGCTTCTCGTACAGTTCCTGCAGCTGATGGTACTTATACTCTGACAAACATAGAACAGAATACTAAGTATAAGATTAAGATTGTGTTTTCTCAGGACAGCTTAATTACAATGCGTGATAGAGCAGTAACTGTAGCAGACGCTGTGAAAACATATAATGAGTTTACTGGAGCTAACATTAATCAGACATTCCCAAGAACTTTCTTGACAAATGGTCTTGCTTATCTGATTGGGGACGTTAGTCGTAACGGTGTTTTAGATGGTGGTGATCCTTATGGAATTTATGCTTCTGTATCAGGTCTAAGACCAATTGATACAGCACGTCTTGTAAATGTGTTTTTAAAGAATGAGTTTGACTCACTAGCTCTTGGAGCTAACCAGTGGACTAGTTGGGCTAGTAATGTTGATAAGGGATTGTTCGTATATGATTCTATAGGTACTGTAAATAACACTAACGTAGATATCAAATACTTCTTACTTGGTGACGTTGACCGTTCTCATTCTTCACCAGTGTATAACTCTCAGGGACAGCTGGTAGCTCGTACGATTTACAGAGGAGATATCAATGTTAGAATCCCGGACACTTATACAAACTCAAGTGACCCCCTCTATGTACCATTTAACGTAAGCTATGCTAGTTATAAGAATACAGGGTTACAGTTTGAGATGAAGTATGATCCTGCTGTGGTTAGGTTTGAACAGATTCAGTCTAACATCGACGGGCCCTGGTTACAGTATGTAACTAATGATAGCGTTACTGGTATTATTAGGTTCGGTGGAATGAACAACCAAACAACTGGGTATTTAAGTGGTGACTTTACTCCTTATAAGTTAAAGTTCTCACCTAAAGTTTCAGGAACAAATATAACTAGTTATGTGTACCTCAGACGTCTTATGGATGCTAGTGACGAGAACGGTGATCATTACAACATCGTTCTTCAGTCAGATCGTATAGTACTTAGCTATCGTATGAATGGTGGGGCTATTGTTTATAATAATATGGAGCCTACTATCAGTGTAAACCCTAATCCTAATAACGGATTATTTGAACTGGTAGTGTTTGTACCAAAGAACTCTACAATGAATGCTGTAGTATATGATATGCACGGAAGGTTTATTAAAGATCTAGGAAAGTTTCAGACTCAAGAGTTTGAGCAAACTTTTCGTAAACAAGTACCTACAGGTAATATACCAGCCGGTATGTATAACATAGTTCTCTTTGATAACCGTAAGAGAATTACAACTAAAATGGTTAAAGCTTAAATATAAATACTATGTCAGAAGAACAAGTTCAACAAGAAGAAGGTACCTGGTCAAGTCTCAAGAAGACTATTGTTGGTACTGTAAGTACAATTGTCCTAGGTGCAGGCACCTGGGTTGGTACAACTCTATTTGGTGGTGGTGATGATAAGCCAGAAGCAGCTCCTGCTCAACCTAGTATCATCATTAATAACACACAACAGCAGCAACAAGCTGCCGGTAAAACAGTTATTATCAAGGAGAAGGCTGCAGCTCCTGCTGAAAAGCCAAAACCTAAAAAAGATGAGCATCTCCAGAAAGAACCCCTCTGGTAAATTATTAAAACAAGTATATGAGTAAAGAACAATCTTCAGAAACAGGGTTTCAGGCTCTGTTAAATTCTATGATGAAAAGACGCTGGTTTATTACAGCGTTAGTATTAGGTACATTTATTCTTATTGTTGCCGGTATTTTTACTGCTATACAACTAGGTAGTGCTATAGCTGGTGAGTGGAAGGAACTTCTACTCCTTATGTTGGGAGCCTTTATTGGCTCTTATGGTAAAATCATTGATTACTGGTTTTCTGATACAGACAAAGACAAGATGCTTGTACAGAAGATGGATGAGGAAGATGGTGTTAGTCTATCTCATACCAACGATATGAAAGAATCAGCTAAACCTGAAGGTGGTAGTTTGGTAGATCCAACCTTTGCCGCATTTGCTGCAAAAGCTGCCGAGAATAAAGAAACAATCACCGCAGAATCTAAACCTGCTACTAAAAAAGGTACAGAGATTGATGAAGACGGTGATGGTGTAATGGATGGTCTAGACTATGACGGTGATGGTAAGATAGACGAGTACTTTGCACACAGACAGTGTGAACACATCTGGGGTGACTCAGATGGTGATGGGGATCTTGAATGCCTCAAGTGTGGCAAGATTAAAGATCCAGAATAATATTCTTCACTTAATCCTGTAATATGGAAGCTGATGAACAAAAGAAAGAGAATAAAACTTTTACGTTCCTCCCGGGATATAAGCTTGATGCTGGCAATGTTCTTCCTGCCACTAGGTTACGACTTTTTGTTCAAAACGCTTTTAGACGTTACGGGGAGCTTCTGGCTTACCGATATCATATTTTATTGTTTATCAGGAGTATTTTGGTTTTTATACTGGCTGCTTTCAAAGTACTCTAATAAAAGTAAAGATCATGGCAATGCCGTGTCCAATGTGTAAAAACCAGTTAGGTTTTAATCTAGAGTTTATATTAAAAAACCCAAAAAGTAAATGTCCTCACTGTAATACTGTTTTTAACTTTTCTGTAAGTGAAGATGTCAAGTCCTCTTTTTACTCTGCAATACAAGAGATAAAAGAGATCAAAAAAAAGTATGAGAAGATGGTAAAGTTTAATTAACCTATAAAAACTCAAAACTATGGCAGATTCTATTGCAGATCAGTTCAGAGGACTTCCTATTGAAGAACTCATTGTTAGTCCTATTATTGGCATGGCCAAAGGTCAGGCCAAACTGAACGAAGTAACATGGAGATATATCTCTGAAGTTGCTTTTGAAAAGAAAGGGGATGCTCAAGTAGCTCGTTCTCTTGATGTACAAATGGAAAGAGTGTTCACTGATGGTGACACTGGTAAACAAGAACTTAAAACTGTTTACAGTAAAGTTCCAATGCTTCCTTTAGTACCACTTCCTTCACTTGCTATTACAGCAGCGGATATAAACTTTACTATGGAAGTAAAAACTTCAGACATGTCTAAGGAATCTAGTGATTCTCAGACAGCTTATGAAGTATCCGCAGGTGGTAAATGGTGGGGGATGAGCTTTAATGCAAAAGTAAGTGGAAGCGTAAGTACTCATAAAGAGAATACTAGAAGTACTGATAACTCTGCTAAATATGAAGTTAAAGTACATGCTGAGCAATTACCTCCTACAGAAGGTATGCTTAAACTATCTGATTTTTTAACTGCTATGCTTGAGCCATCTTTGGTTCCATTGTCTAAGGAAAGCTAAACAGTAAAAATACTTTATGGCAAGATTAAACGTAGAGGAACTCATAGGCGGTCTCTTAGAGGCCGCCATGGTTTCTCAAAGTATAAGTGAAAGGCAGCACATTAATGCTTTAAGAAATTACTTTAATGAAGATGGTACACCTAAGACTACTTCATTTAATGTTGGTGGTAAAGATTTAGTTGTACCACTTTATATTTTAGCAGATCACTCTTCTATTGGATTAGATGAGTTAGATATAGAGTTTAGCTGCAGACTACTATTTGGAGATGAAGAAAAAGATGTTTCTAATCTTAAAAAATCTCTCTTAGGATTATTTAAGAAAAAAGGGTATGAACACAATATCAAAGGTATAGAAGTTGATTCTGGGTTTAATCCTAACAGTTCTGGTCAAGCTAAAATAAGAGTAAAGTTTAAATCTGATGAAAAACCAGAAGCTGTATCTAGACTGATTGATTCTTATATACAAGCTCTTGAACCTGCAAAATCTAATGACGAATGAACTATAATAAAGAAACATTAAAAATAGTTGGTATAGTAGCTCTATGGTTTGTATCCATGTTTTTAATAAGCTCACTTTTAACTAAGTGTACTGCTCAAACTGTAGGATCTACAAAGACTGAACAATACCAAGCTGGTTTTGAAAAGAAAGTAAACATTGATTCTTTGATGGACTATAACGGTCCAACTATTCCTATTCAGTTACTGAACATAGGAATAAATGAGGAAGTATATGCTGTATATCCAGAGCTAAAAGATAAACGAGTAGGTCTGGGTGTTACTAATATTATTGTTGAGTATCTCGAGGAGACAGGACGGTTCACCTTTACAGAAGATAAAACTGAGATTAAGAACCGTATGGTAAAACAGTTTCAGGCTAGTGCTTCTGGATTTACAGAAAACAAACTAGATGGTAAGGGTAAGATAGTTCTTGCCCGTTATTTTGTATACATAGAAGTATATGACTTCTCTGTATCTGTGGATGAGGAGCTTAAGCTCAAAGATGGCGTTAAAGAAACTATGGTTACACGCCTTGGTCTACAGGCAAAGTTTGTGGATGCTGAGACTGGTGAATACTTTACAGCCTCTGGACTCGGAGAGGCAAAGACTGTAAGAGAACTTACTCTTATGAATGATGAAAATCTATCTGAGATTAAGTTTAATCAGTCTACTATTGGTATAACTACCAAGAAAGCTCTGGAAACAGCAGCTTCTAGAGTCGTGCTTCGTATGATCAAGAAGCAGATCTTTAAGAACTAGTGTGGCGTCATGCCTTTTATATCATAACATTGCTTGCCCTTTCACTGACTGCAAGAAGTCAGGTATTGACGTATAACTTTACGGACCCTTGTACTAAGGCCGTGAGTACGTTCAACATACCTGTAACGGGGACTACTACGATCTATTTTTTGAACAAATCAGCCTCATTTACTGCAGCAGATGTCAGTAGTGGGGCTTTTGGTGCGTGGATTAATAGTACCTATGCAGACTATAGAAAGGTATCACCATGTAGCCAGCAGTCCGGGCAGGTAACACAAAATCAGATTACCTCTCAGATTATAGGAAATACTGTACAAAGTGTGGTAAGTTCTATAATGGCGTCAGCTCAGAGTCAGGCTACGTCCTCTGTAGTTTCCAGTGCAACTGGATCTGCAGTAGGTGGAGCAACAGATGCTGGCTCTAAGGGTAATGACAGTAAACAAAACAGTAATGGAAATAATAGCTCTAATAGTTCTTCTTCCTCTGCTGGCGGGAATAATAGCCAGTCAACCGGTCAGGGAAGCAGTGGTAACACTGGTCAAAATAGTTCTGGTAATGGCAGCTCTGGCGGGAGCAATAGCAGTGGCTCATCTACATCTAACCAAGGAACTACTGAACAAGGGTCTCAAGAGGTTGCGGCTTCTACAACTATGAGTGCAGATGCCTCAGCTGATAAATCAGGAGGTGATAATAATTCATCTTCTTCAGGTGGAGGAAGTAAAGGTAGTAAGTCAAATAGTAAATCAGGTACTAACAATCCTATATTAGTGTCTTCTGATTTTACTACAGCTCAGAACCTCGATAAAACATTTACTCCTATACTGAATCTTAGTATGAATCAATCTTCCCTTACAGGAAGAATGAGCTGGGGTATGACAGGGATGATTTGGTTTAACTTTAAGCAGTTTGCCTTAAGTGGTAAGTATACTCGTATAAGTGTAAACAAGACTGGTAAGCTTAAGTATATATCTAACTTTGCACTTACGGCCGTTTATAGTTACGGTAATATCCTAGGATTTATAGGATATAGTGGTATTCTTAATGCTGGTAAGTTTGGCGTGACCGGTTTCAATGTCTCAGGTGCCGCAAGTGTCGTATCTGAGGACAAAAATACTTTTTTCAGTCCTTCCATTACAGCGTTTTATACTAAACCTTTCTACGCAAATAAACGTAAGAGGCTTACTATATCACCTGAACTATATATCATATCAACGCCTCTGATCTATTCTACACGTGATAGGGTTACACAAAGTGACAGAACTTTTAGTTTCTTTGCAGGTACTGGTTTTGATTATCAGTTAAGTAAACGGTTCAAGTTTAATCTTAACTATAAGCTAAATGCTAGTACAAACAGAGAGTTTCCTATTCTAAGTTTCTTTTTAATAGGAAGTAAAGTTAACCTATGAGATTACTGTTAATTATATTATTAGCTCCTTTTGCTCTACTTGGTCAGTCAATAACTGCTCCTCCTGGTAGAACGTACCAGGTAAGTGTGAGCGGACAGGATGCTAGTGGTTTCGTAATTAGTGGGTTTGGATCTGAAACGCTTCTTACGTCTATTGGTTTTGTCAATCCTCCTGCTGGTGTGACGTTTAGTGTCACTACAACTACAGGATTATCTTTTGCAACGGGGTATAACTCTTGGACAAACCAAACACGTTTAAGCTTTACTGGTACACAGACTAATGTTAATAATGCTCTTGCATCATTAAAAGTAAATACCGGTGCTACTACTGGTAATGTTCAGATATCTGTATCCACAACCGTTAATCCGGCTGGGTATTATTATAATGCAGTAAATGGACACTTTTATAGACCAGTTTCTACTACAATGTTTTACAGTGCAGCAAAGTCATCGGCTGCATCAGAAGTATTCAAGGGTGTTAGTGGTTATCTGGTCACTATTACGTCACAGTCAGAACAAGATTTTATTGTGGCTAATGTGCCACAGAATAACATATGGTTTGCATTATCAGATGTAGCACAGGAAGGCTACTGGAGAATAGATGCAGGTCCTGAGAATGGTACGTTAATTAAAACTGCTAACGGACAAACAGCAGGAAATATATCAGGTCAGTATAATAACTGGTGTGGTGGTGAACCAAACAATGCTGGTGGTGAACACTATGCTGTTACTAAATGGGGTGGTGGTGGATGTTGGAATGACCTACCTAATGCATATAACTGTGCGTATATAGTAGAGTTTGGTACTTGGACTAATCCAGCTGACGCTACCTTTACAGGTTTCTATACAGCAAATACTATCAATACGGTTGCTATAACAAATACTTTATCAGGTACAGTAACTATACCTACTTTAACATCTCGTCCGCTTTTAACTCTGTATAGAGTTGTAAACGGTTCAGATGTACTAGTTGACTACAAGACAGTAGCAACAAATGGGACTTATACTTTTACACTGCCTTATCAGAACTCAACTTATAAGTTAGTACCGTCTTTGACTGTACAAGGTATAAACTCTACAGATTTTACACTTGCACTTGGTGAGGTTTTAAACATAAATACTCCTAATAATACTGCTCCTGGATTAGTTCTTACTGGAACTAGACAGTGGAAAGCAGTAGATGTCAACCAAAATGGAGTACTGGACTTTGGTGACGCATATCTTATAGCCGCTCATAATACAGGTATGAGACCTATCACAAATGTTTTGTGGTTTGACTCCGGCACTTACGACACTATAACCAGAACTAACTTTGGATCAGTTAATCCTGTTACATTTTTTACAATAAATGTGACAACATCTAATGTAACTCAGAACATAAAGTATTGCATACTAGGAGATACTAACCTATCTTCTTCATCTAATTAGTCCCAGCAGAGGATACAGTAATAAAAGACCGGTGAGAGAAATCCCACCGGTCTTACTGTTTTATTTGGTTACTGTATTACCTTGTTGATCTACCAAAGATATCTTAGATCCGTCAAATACAATTACTTGACCTTTCTGAGAATACTGTCTGATAGCATCAGAAGCAAAGCTGTTAAAGCGTGCTCCTTCTAAACCAATAAAGAAAGCTTTATCAGAATAAGTACTGCAATGATCTTCAGCATCTGTAATGACTAGTGCATTACGGTCATTTTTAACAATACTGTCAACTGCATTATTAATAGTTGTACCGCCACCACAGTCTATCATTGCAATAGACATGATGTCGTTACGCCACTTCTTAACTCTGGTATCAAATAGGTATACTTCATTAAGCATATCCATTTCTTTAAGCTTGGCTATCATAGACTTAGCAAAGTCTATACGTCTGATGTGACCACCTTGTTCATCTCTTGCACCACAGCTACTAGACATAGATCCTGAAATATCTACATAGACATCTATTTTGCCAACATTCTTGGTTTCTTTAACCTGAATGTCTTCGGCAAAGATTTTACGTAGTTTAGGATGGAGTAGTTCATACTCGTCTAAACCAGATACATCTTGTGCATTGAATAGATCATCATAAGTAGTAATCTTACGAGAAGAAAAGTAACTGGTACTTTTATCAAGTATCTTCTTTAGCTTCTCTTTAAGACTAGTCATAGACATCCTGATATTAGCTAACTGAGCTGCAACTGTTCTGATATAATCAGGACTTACTTTTGCTGCACCATTGCTACTACCAGGTTCAGATGCTTGTTCAAACATACGTTCCTGTACTTCATTTTCCATGTTATCATCTAACTGATTACATGTTTGCTGAGCTTGATCCATTGCACGATCTAATGCACGTTTACTATTTTGACTGTTAAAGAGTTTATCAAGTGCTTGTTCGCAAGCATTGTTAAAGTCATTACCGTCTTTCATAGCATTCTGAATATCTTGAGCAGCATTTGGGTCAACATATTCAAGCTGAGTTAACTGCATTAGATAATACAACATCATGTTACGGGTAAATACAGCTGACTTAAGATTGCTATGTTCAGTCATAATTTTACCTACAGGATTGTTAGCTTTCTCCAAGAACTTATATCTAACCTGGTTCTCTGCTGTACGATCTTCAAACTTAAGTCGGTCTATCTTATTGTAATACATCTTAAAGATGTCGTATTTAAGATGCTGAGGAAACTTTTTATAGTTATCCTGAAGTTTTTGCCAAAAAGCATTCATATCAGGCTTCTTGTCTTCATCTAGCTTTTTAAAGCCGGCAGTTTGAGAGAAATGTTTAAACTCATCTTTCATTGAGTTCATGTCAGCAATAGCTACATCAACGATCTTTTTCAGTCTTGCTTCGTCAATATAGTGAATGTGAGGTTTAATAAGATCAGGTCTTTTGTAAAACTGAAGCTTACCAAACAAGCCTTCACTGTCCTTATAGTGAGTCTGTATCTCACCCTTTTTTACTTTTTCAAGAATGGTATACACATTCTTGTACTGTTTGGCACTTGCCATAAATAAATGTTTTAAGGTGACCCCTATAAGGTAACCGGGAACTAGTCCCGGTTCCTAAGGGTATGCTACTAGGGCTTACATGTTTGTTTCTGCTTCCATCAAAGCGTCAAACTCCTCGCTAGACTGGTAGTCTTTACGAGCTGGATGTGTGCTTAGGATGTACTGCATAGAGATCTCAATTTCTTCTACCTGTGTTTCATCCATGATACCACGGGATACATAAGTATTAACTAGAGATTCTATATCTGCAATAGACAGTTCTAACTGTTCATTGGTAGTATAGCTGTGAAGCATTTCTACTTTTGACATTACAGCCTTTACTTCTGGACTCATTAGTTTGTTCTGAAGTTCAGAACCTGCTGACTGTGAGATCATTATCTGAGCTGTTTTTACTAAAGCCTTGTCTACACTGATATCCCAGATATAGGATACAGCTTTAGCAAGCTTTGGTACAAATGTCAAAGTACGATCTGAGCTACCTTTGTAACCAACTTCTAAATACTTCTCAAGCTTATTTACTGGAATTTCTACCTGCTCAATTTCTGCACCAGATGGAATACCAATAGTAAATTTCTCACGGTAGTTACGTGCTCCTTTGTTGTAGTACTTAACAAGCTCACCTGCAGATACACGGTTAACTGTCATCTTCAACATGAAACGGTCCCAGAAAGGTGAGTTGGTCTCATCTTTAGGGATCTCATTACAGGTTGCAATGAACAGCTTCCATTTACAGGGGATCTTGTGTTTACCATTAAATAAGAAACGCTCGTTCATAACACCAAGCATTGCGTTACGGATAGCTGAGCTGGCTTTATCTACCTCATTAATGATTACTATCTCTGCGTCTGCTATAGGAGTATTCAGCTCGTATTTGTTTTCAGTAAAGAGCTTACTTAAATCAGGAATACCTTTTACTTCTGATGCTTTGGTTCCTTCATCAGTCTCCAGGATATAAATCTTGTTAGCAAAATCCTGGGCAGTCATCTTTCCGTCTTTGTTTAGCCAAGCTTTGGCATACTCTAAAACAGTTTTGGTCTTTGCAACACCGGGTTCACCAATAAGCAGACAGGGAAGACCTGTTGATTCTGCCAATGCCAGCATTTTAAATACCTCTTCTTTGTTAATTAAAGAAGTTTCAATGTTACGTACTTCTTGCGTTGTTCTTTTAGTGATAGTCTTCACTTTAGACATGTTTTCTTTGTTTGTAATGTTAGGACTTGGATTTACTTGCGTCTGCACAGATTGCTGTACAGGATTATTAGGCGTAGGCCCATGATATTTTACCCATCTTTGGACACCGTTATAGTTTTTGGTTATCCAAAAGTTACCATCGTTACCTTTAAGTATAGTGCCTTCTTTAAATGCAGTGGCACTAGATGTTGGACTTGGTCTCATGTTATTAGAGGTTGACAAAGGCTGAGAGGTCGTCTTCTGTAACAGATTCTGCTGGAGCAAACCCATTTGTTTCTCTAGTGCTTTCCTGAACTCTACTTTGTACTGAGGAATCTCTTTTATTAGCCGTAGATAGGTCGACCACATTTTCATCATTTCTTGACCCTGTATTGGATACGGTGGTATTTCGTAGTTCATCTGTGTCGTCTATAAGGTTAAAAATTGTAACAGATGTTTCAGCATCTTTAAGTTTAGGATGTTTGCGGATCATAGCAATCTGCTGATCTTTAGCTCCATACTTCTCTTGAATACTTCCATATCCAAGGTCGTCACGTTTTAACCAAGTAAAGCCATTGTCTAGGTCTTCTAAGATCTGTGATACATACAGATCTACTTTGTTTACTGCCATAGTAGTTGTTATTAAAAATTGTTAGATTAATAGATTTCAAAGCCTCCACAGTTTCTAAGGAATGTAATCCATTCTTTTATTCTGCCGTAGCTAGTACTGTGAGATGTCTGCATTATGAGACCGTCTTCCATTACTACAGAAGCATGGAGTACAGTTCCAAATGGATATTTTTCGTTAAGTATATCTTCGGTTTCTTTACCTACAAACCGACCGTCTGTAGTAACCCAGCAACCAAGGTTTAGATATATTATATCGTCATCTTCTTTAAGATGTTGACTTAATTCAGAGTTGATATAATCTTCTATACAATCTGCCAGCTTATTACACATTTCAGGATTGCGTAATCCTCCTCCGGAGTTTTCACCCCAACGAGATGTATTAATCCTAAGCTTATACTTTTGCTGTACTACGTCACAGATTGCATGTATAGGTCTCCAACCCCACCAGTTTGAACAGAAATACTCACCTGGGTTTTCTGCACGGTATTTACCCCATGCTTCCCAGTAAGATTCTTTTTCTGCCTCAGAAGCAACACTATGATCTATATGAGCTGGACGTTCTGAATTTATTACAGGATTCAGTCCTGTGATATCTACTCCCATGTTACCATTCAATTTTGTACTGAGGACCGTTCATCTTTACAATAAGCTCATTGGCTTTATTAAAGATGTCGTTACAGTCCCAGGTGGTTTTAGTATATGCAGCCGATGCAGGATGGCTTGCTTTTAAGATGTAGTGATTTTGGCCTATAATAGATTCTAGTTCTTGGGCTTTGGCTCCCAGTAACATAAAGATTAGACCTGAATTAGTCAGGCTTAACATATCTATTACATAAACTATAAAGTCTTTCCAGATATCATAGTGTGTACCAACTTTATCCATCTGCGTTGTTAGTGCACTGTTAAGAAGAAGTACGCCTTGATTGGCCCATCTGGTTAGATCTGGATCTTGATGTGTAGGGTATCCTTGATATACCGTTTCCTCTATGGCCTCAAATATGTTTTTAAGACTTGGTTGTGTCTTCAAGGTTAATCCACAAGAAAATGCTAACCCGTCTGCTACACCAAAATGTGGATAGGGATCTTGACCTATAATAATTACTTTAAGATCTTTCTCAGGACATTCTTCAAATGCCCGGAATACGTTTTTTAGTGGGGGAGTGAACCTCTTGCCAGCATCTCTTTCTAGAAGAAGGGCATCAAGGATTTTGTCAAAGTCAGAGCTTTGGATAAAGCTTCTGAGCTTTGTAGACCAACCGGAAGGTGTTAGTTTTTCAACAAGCTTGCATTTTATTTCTGCAAGGTCTACAGTTTGTGTCATAAAGTTCTCTAATTTTGTACAAAATAATATCTTATGGATACTGCAAAGATTTTAAAACATGATGCGGTTATTAATTTACCTGTAGGTTCTGCTTTTTATGTTAGATTAAAAGAGCTTTTAGTTTTTATGGCTGAGAGTTACACTGAGCAACAACTAAAAGAATTTGAAAGTATAGTAGCACAAAAAGGTGAACTTACAGATGAATGGATGGTTCATATGACAACTCTAGTTCTTCTTATAAGAGCTATAGAAGATAAAGCTGAAGAAAATGGTTTGATTGTAGATGCTACTACCACACCGTAAATCCAACTTCTTCTCCTATTTCTATACAAGCTTGTATAGCTAGGCTAAGTTCTTCTCTTGAACATTCACCAAAGCTTTTAGCAAGAAAGTATTCTTTACCAGATACTTCTCTAGCTATACATAAGCCGGCTTTATCTTTTACAAGTAGTTTCATGTTCTCAAATGTTTCACCTATATGCATAGCTAGTTGTTTAATTACTACATGCAGTTTAGCTAGCTGCGGTAGAGTACCGTCATCATGTTGTACTTCATAGAATGATTCTACTATAGTACCTTCTGGTATATGGCTTACAAAAAGCTCATATATTTTGGAAGACCCAAGCGTTTCTATCTCGAGTCTTCCATTACGTTTAATATATTTAGCTGTGAAGTGTTGGTTCATAGGATGAAAGGTTTACTTCGTGATACTTGATCTTTGTAGGATCAAGATCTTTAAGAGCTTCGTTTACCCAACGCTCATCTACAGTACCTTGATAACACAGGATATGGATTATAGCTGTATCATCAGGATTAAGTCTGAGTAGTCTTCCTATTCTTTGGGATGACTTACGTTCATTACCGTATGCATGTAAGATTATACCGGCTCTTAAATTAGGTATGTTTACACCTTCATTAAGCTGTAGTACACAAGAGAGTTTATCTATTTGTCCTTTCTTGAATTTTTCTAGATTCTCTTCTGCGTTTGGATTCTCAGAGTGCACACTGTGTTTACATAATCTGTCTGCCTGAGCTTGGGTATTACAGAATACTATACATTTATCTTCTATCTCAGTTAGTAAATACTTGGCATATGTTTCTTTGGTTTTAAAATCCATCATAACTCTCATACGCATAACAGAAGCTATCTGTTCCTGCTTTTTTGTTTGAGCTTCAAGGATTCTACGGCTCCAGTAATCATAGCTTTTCTTTTCTGAAGTATAGAAACTACTGCCTTTTAGATTTACAGGTATGTTATTATCTGATCCTAAGGGTAGCTTGTGTATAAAGATTCTATAATCGTTTAAGATATCATCATCTATAGCATCATCAGTAATATACTTGTACATGATAGGGCAGTATTTCATAACCATACGGCCTTTTTCACTTTGAGCATATCTTGGAGGAGTACCGGTTAATCCCAGTATTCTGCCTTGATAGTTTGCCAAGAATGTTTCATGTGATTCTAATAGACTATGACATTCGTCCAACACAACTATATCAAAGCTGTGCGGGTTAAATTTATTAAGGGATAGATAAGTTGTATAGGTTATGTTATCCATTACTTCTGTAGGGATATCAAACTTTACAGCATCATCTTTCCAGGTTTCAAATATGCTAAGCTTAGGTGCTACTACTAACACCTTTAGCTTATACATATTCTTTTCCTGCAACTGGTTAAGATATTTAAGACCAATGAGAGTTTTCCCAACACCCATAGAAATACCCAAACCAGAGCGTGTATGCCTGGTAGCTACGTCCAGGGCTTGTTGCTGGATTTCTTCTCTTTTGTTCATAGTTCAAAATCTTCTTCTGAAAAACCATCTTCTTGAAATACTACTTCTACTTTTATTAAGTCTCCATAGTCATCGTACACAGCATATACAGGATAATATCCATCACCCCATGCTGTACGGAATGCTACACCTGCTCCATCATGACCCATCTTAAATTTCAGGGGACCGTGTCCTCTATGAGATAAGGTAGCTTTAGCACAGGCATTATAACTAAAACTATGAACTACTGGATGAGCACACATTTCTTCCCACTCACCAGTTGCATTTAGCTCGTTCATTGTTTTGTTATACTTAGGTATGACTTGCTCGTAATTAGCAAAGTCTTTACGGTATTGAAGAGTATCACTAGTATCTTTATGTTTATAGATACGTACATCTTCAAAGTCTTCTTTTTCCCATTCGCTATCTATATAGCAGGGATCGCATACAAGTAGCTGACCTGAGTCTACTGCTACATGTCCAATAAGATCCATTTGCATTGGTTAATTAGTTTAATCGGTTTTCTGATAGACCAAGTTCTTTAGCATTCTCAGGATTTTCTTCTATCCAACGGTGACAAGTTCTGCATACAGCTAGCCAGGTAGATATCTTAAGATGATTCTCACCTCTGCCTGCCATATGATGAACATCTGTTGCATCACCAGTACATCCTGGTAGTTTGGCTTTACATCTAGGATAGATTACAAGAAATGCTGCACGTTTTTTAGAGTATTCATCCATTGTCTCACGCATCTTTTTAGATACAGGTGAGATCTTTTTAGGAGGCTCTAGTTTGTACCAGCATTCTTTGCAATACTTTTCCTTACCGTGTGATTTCCAGATTGTTTTTTTCTCTTTACAACCATTACAGGTCTTGAGTTTCGTTTGTAACATCTGGATCTGATTTAGTTGTTTTTCTACTAATGATAATGCTGGTCTTAGAACTTATACCTAAAACACTGATAGGTTCACGAGTAACCTGTAGTGTTACAGTATCTAGATCTACTAATCGGTTAAGAAGAAGAAAATCTGTCTCATTATCCGGCACCAGTATTAACTGAGTGGTATCATCATTAGTTACAAATGCATGTCTCATAGGATGGATTTAGTTTCAGGCTAGCTGAAAAAAGTTTTGAGGTAGGAATCCAGCTTCTATAAGTTTATTAGCTATTTTATCCGGACTTAAATTGAGTTCTTTAAATGTGTGACGGTCTGTATAAGCACGGTCATAGCTTTTTACAGCACACATGTCTTTAACGAACTTAGATCTTGGAAATAGCTTTGTCAGAATACTATTGACTTCTGAGTCTATAATTTCCTGCTTCCATTTGTTTAGAAAATGCTGAACTTTTCTGTGCAGATAAGCAATCTTAAGCTTATCTTTTTTACTAATAGTAGCCAGTTCTTCAGGCTTGTATAGTTTAAGCCCGTAAATAAGCTCTCCGTAGAGCTTTTGCTGCGTCCTGTTAAGCACAGGTTGGTCAAGCTCTTGGTATTTAACCGTGCCGTAAAGCTGGATTTTTTCTACAGCTTTACATTTGTAGGCTAAGTACCTAGGCTTACCTGAGTCTCCATAGGATATAACAATACCCTTAGAGTTTGCAGTAATGGTTTTGTTAGGGTTGTAAGGCATACTTCTACAAATTATAGAGGTGAAGGTATACAATTATGATGAGTTCTACAAATAAAAAGACCCGAGATTTCTCCCGGGTCTTTATTATAAACTATAGAATATAGCTTTTAAAGCTCTGCTGTTTCAGTGCGTCTAAGGCCGGTTAAAGCAGCTACTGAACGTTGTGCAGCTTGAACTTCACGGATTTCCTCTGTATTACTGTGCATTATAAGATCATCTTCTGCATTTACGTTAGATGTAAAAAATGTCTGACGATAAATAGGCTGATCATCAATACGACAGATAACCCCTGTATCACCCGCAATTTTAAGATCCCTATCAGGATTCTCTGGATTGAAAGGTTTTAAAGATTCTACTACAATGATCTTACCTGGTATTTCTTCTCCAAGCTGATAATTACAATCAACTAGATCTTGTACTTTGCCTTTAATTAAGGCAGAACGTTTTGCATTTCTTAACCATCCACGGTCATTAATTACTCTTACGTGTTGTTCAACACGAATCCACCCATACTCAGGGTTGTTTTCTGAAACACCAATGATGTTTCCGTTTTTGTCTGCTGCAACTGTTACATTAGTTGTCATAGCTTAGTTATTAAAAATTAAAAAATAAAACCCCTAGGACATTTCTATCCTAAGGGCTTGATAACAAATTGTTTATAAGACTATTCGTCTTCTGGTTTATAGTCTATATCAGTATAGCTTATTTTGTCTTCATCAGGTATATTAGTTAAGTCAGGTAGTACATCTGGGACATCTTCATGATAGAATGGAGTCTCTCTTTTATTAAGAACGGAGCCAAACCAAGGGTCTTCCAGGCAGTCTCCATAGTTATATGCAATAAGATACTCAAGTTCTTCATCGGACATTTCAACATACTGCTCTGTACTTATCTCAATTACCTTACCATTTGGTAACTGGTAGAGCATAGGGTTAGTATTATAATACTATAAAACTAAGCTCTACAAATAGATCTACAAATAGCTGAGGACAATAAGTGCGGATAATAGGGCTATAACTTTCTAACTGTTAACGGTTTTTGCGTAAAAGTTCGTTAACTCGTTTCTTCCAGTAGGCATTAGTCTTATTTATTGCCTGCTGTCTTTCTACCAGTTTTTCTTTGAGCTCGTTATTTTCCTGCTCAAGTACTTTAATTCTGGCCCACGGAAAAATTTTACTCAAAAGTTTTAACATAAGTACTCTTAGTATTTAATATACACCTTATCAGGGGTAACATTAACGTGTTTAGACCCCGTAATATCTATTGTAGTGTCATTAACAACCAGTGTAAATGGTTTGTTAGCTACTGTTTTTACAACTGTAGGTTGCATAAACAGGTTTCTTTGATTGAAAGTAGCTTTTGCTACTCTTTTCTTTCTTCTTGTAATGTACAAGGGATTTAGAATGCCAGCTTTAACAAGCTTCTTACGATAGTAGCATGCATTTTGATAACTTACATTGTTTTCTCTTGCTACTTTTTCAAGGCTACCGCCATTGATCAGATCCTGATTAACTTTTTGCAGGGTCTGTTTGTCCAGTTTACTTTTGAACATAGTTTTCATTGTAACGATTAACTTCGTTACGCAATGTGTCCAT